CATTAGTCAAAGAAGGTAACAAATATGTAGTTACTCATTATGATGTTTTATTTGAAAGCGGAAAAACAGTTAAAAATATACCGGTAGGAGAATTAAAAATTATTACTGAATCTCATCACGGACACAAAAGAAGAAAAAAATAAATAAAAATGAAAAATAATTTTAATTTAAGAAAATTTTTAGCTGAAAATAAATTAACTTCTAATAGTAAACTATTAAAAGAACAGTTTGAAATGGTGGACGGAGATTTTCCAGTTCACGATGCTTTCAAAAAAGCAGGTATTGATATGTCTAAAGATGTACTTATTCGCATGAACGATCTTCAAGGCGGAGGAATAGAAGATGAAGGTACTAAACCAGCATCTAAAGCAGCTGATGATTATGAATACTTAAGAAAACTTCAAATTAAAGATTGGAAAGAAGCAACTGGAGGAGAAGGAGAGTTTCCTATAGTGTATGAATTCTATGGATCTAGAGGAGACGGCAGAACAGCAGAAGGAAAACCCTTAAAGTTTACCTTTGGTATTTTCGAAGGAAAATCATGGGATATATTTCAATAAATAAAAACAAAGCATGGCACAATTATTAGTAGATGTAACACCATTTAGACCGACTATAAGAGAGTCAAAAACTAGACCTGGAGTATTCGAGGTTGAAGGAGTTATGCAAAGAGCTAAAGCCGAAAATCAAAACGGTAGAGTTTACTCTAAAGATATCTTAGTAAGAGAGGCTAAAAAATATATGGAAGAGTTTGTCAAAAGAGGTAATGCTTTTGGTGAATTAGATCATCCAGAATCTCCTGTTGTATCATTAAAAAATGCATCACATATTGTAAAAGACCTTTATTGGAAAGGAGATGATTTGATGGGCAAAGTAGAGTTACTTAATACACCTGCTGGTAACATTGTCAAAGAAATTATTAAAGCTGGGCATACAATTGGAATTTCATCTAGAGGTACAGGTTCAGTTCAACAAACAAATGAAGGTCAATTAGAAGTACAACCAGATTTTGACTTAGTATGCTGGGATTTTGTATCTAATCCTTCAACACATGGTGCATTTATGAACCCTGTATCACTACAAGAAGGTAAAGCTCAGGTATCTAAATATTCTAATTTAGATTCTATTATTAACGATATACTGAGAGCATAATGCGATTGTCAAACATAATATTAGAAAGTGATGAGAAACAACTAGCTCTTCAAATCAAAGCAGTTCTTGATAAAGAATTGAAAGATGGAGAGTTAAATGAATTTGTTGATCCGGTTTCTATATTAAGTTATTTACTTTTATCTAACACAGTTATAGATATGTTAGGTAAGTATTCTGCAAAAGTATTAAGAAAGCTAAATTTAAATAAAGCAGCTGATAAAGCTGATGCAATACACAATTGGGCTCATAATAACGAAAAAGCAATGGTTAATGTAATTGCTACAGTTATCAAACCATTTGTAAAAGATGAAGCAAAAAGAGATCAAATTGCAAAAGGGTTATTTATTGCAGTATTAGCATCATTAGGAGTTCAAGCAGGTATAGGAGCTTTAGATGCAATACGTGGAGCAGATGTAGGTTCTGCTGCATTAGGTATGACTAAATCAGCACTCAAGGGAAGAGACATTGCTGTTGTAGGAAAAGAAATCTTAAAGTCTATCTCCTAGTTTTTGTAAACAGTATATATTTATATACGAATACACAATTTCTATTGTGTGAAACGAAAACATAACTTCACATTACGATTCTAAATAATCGTACGAAATCACAACAAATTTTTTATAATGGCAAACAAAGATTTATTCAAGCAAGCTATTGCTGAAGCAAAATCTGTAAGAGAAGCCGCTATTGCTAACGCTAAAGAAGCTTTAGAAGAGACTTTAACTCCTCATCTTAAAGATATGTTAGCTGCTAAACTACAAGAGATGGAAGATTCATCTGTTGAAGAAGAAGTAGTTAATGAAGAAGAGGTTGAAGAAGGAATGCACGACAAAAAGAAAAAAGACGAGGCACATTCTAAAGACGACGAAGTAGACGAAGCTATCGAAGAAGCTCCTAAAAAGGAAGACGATAAGATGGAAGAAGCTATGGACGACGACAAAAAAGACGAAGCAATTGAGGAAGCTCCTAAAGATGATGAAGATGCAATGGAAGAAGCTGAGGATGACTCTGAAGAATCAGAGGACGAAGCTGATGCAGAAGATCATGATGGTGGCGAAGAAGCTACCGAAGAGCCAGAAGGTGACGAAGACATTAGCAACTTATCAGTTGACCAATTTAAAGATATGATCAGAGACATTATTGCTCAAGAGGTAGGCGGAGACGCTCCTGCTGACGATATGGACGCTGGTGATATTGAAGGAATGGGTGATGAGCCTGCTATGGATGCAGAACCTGAAATGGCTGGTGACGAAGAAGAAATCGATTTAGATGAATTAATCGGTGAACTAGAAGCTATTTCTGAAACAGAAGTAGAAGAAGGTAAACACAAAGATGAAAAAGAAATGGAAGAATCTGCTGATAAAGTAGAGGAAGAAACTTCTAATCAAGTGAATGCTGAATCTGACGGAAAAGATTACAATATTAATAGAGTATCTGATCTTAAAGAAGAAGCAACTGAAGAAAAATCTGAATTAGATCAAGCATTAGAAACTATCGAAACTTTACAAAAAGAGTTAAACGAAGTTAATATTTTAAATGCTAAACTTCTTTATGTCAACAAAATCTTTAAGGCAAATAACCTTACAGAGTCTCAAAAAGTAAATGTTATTGCAGCTTTTGATAAAGCTGAAACAGTTAAAGAAGTAAAATTAGTTTACGAAACTGTTGCTGATAACGTAGGTACTAAAAAAGAGACTACAATCAAAGAACACAAAGGATCAGCTAGTAAAGCTACAGGTGTTACAGCTAAGAAACCTGAAGTAATTAGCGAAGTATCTTCTGCTGTTCAAAGAATGCAAAAATTAGCTGGAATTATTAAATAATTTTATACTTATAATTAAATCATGGAAATTCAAAATTTATTAGAAAGTTCAAATAACTCTTACAAGAGTATGCAAGCTGATGCTAACAAGCTGGCTGAAAAGTGGGCTGCTTCTGGTTTATTAGAAGGTTTAGAGGAAAGACAGTCAGGTCACATGGCTATGATTCTTGAAAACCAAGCTAAGCAAATCGTAGCTGAAGCTAACACTACTGGAACTGGTGGTACTTTTACTGCTGGTCAAGGTGAGCAGTGGGCAGGTGTTGCACTACCTTTAGTAAGAAAAGTATTTGCACAAATTTCTGCACAGGACTTTGTTTCTGTACAACCAATGAATCTTCCTTCAGGTCTTGTATTCTATCTAGACTTCAAATATGGAGACACTAGAAATGGAAGAACTGATGGAGATAATATGTACGGTAACGTTACTGCAGCTTCAACAAAAATGACTAAAGATGCTGACCCATCTGGAGGTTTATATGGAGCAGGACAGTTTGGTTACTCAATCAACTCATCATCTAAAGACTTTACTTCAGTAGGTACTGGTTCAGTTGCATTAGCTGACGTTGGGTATGACCCAGTGAAGCAAGTTGCACACAAAAAAGTAACTACAACTTTTGTAAACAATGATAAAATTGACGCAAAAGGAGTTAGAGCATTTAGATTAATATCTGCTTCTGTAGATATCACAACTAACCCAGAATTAACTTCTGTATCTGGTAACGCTGTATCATTCTTAGTTAACACTGGTTCATACGATGTTAACGATAGTGATGACTATACAGTAGTATTCCACCAACAGCCAACTGATAACGACAGAGGAGACTTTGAAGCTACATCAGGAAGAGCAGTGGATACTTCAATCGTTATTCCAGAAATAGACGTAACTCTTGCATCTGAGGCTATCGTTGCTAAGACTAGAAAGTTAAAAGCACAATGGACTCCAGAATTTGCTCAAGATCTTAACGCATATCACTCTGTAGACGCAGAAGCTGAATTGACTTCACTATTAAGTGAATACATTTCAATGGAAATCGATCTAGAGATTTTAGATATGTTGATCGTTGATGCTAACACAACTGACAGATGGTCTGCTGAAAATAACAAGATCTACCAAGGTTCTTCTTGGACGACTTCAACTTCAGACTTCTACAACACTCAAGGTCAGTGGTTCCAAACATTAGGTACTAAGATTCAAAAAGTATCTAATAAGATTCACCAAAAAACGTTAAGAGGTGGAGCTAACTTCGTAGTTACTTCTCCAACTGTTGCAACAATCTTAGAATCTATTCCAGGATATGCAGCTGCTACTGATGGTGATCAGGACCAATTTGCAATGGGCGTACAAAAAGTTGGTGCATTAAACAACAGATACCAAGTTTACAAGAATCCTTATATGACTGAAAATATTT